GCATCATTGCTGGTCAGTCCTCGAACGCGGGCAATGCGCCATGGCGGACCAAATCGCGGTAAAGCGCCTCCGGCCTCAACGCACGGGAGCGGATGCCCATCAGGTGGGCCACGGCCGGCGCGCACCAGAAGGTCAGCTTCAGCCACCAGGGGCGGGCATGTGGCTCGTCGGGAATCTCGACACGGACATGGCGCGCGTGCCCGGGAAGCGTCTGCATCCACGCCATCCACTCCTCGCGGCTGAAGACGCGGATGCAGGTGCGGTTGAAGGTGACGTCGTACAGCACCCAGACGCCCGGGCCCGGGTAGTAGGTGTAGGCCGCCACATGGCGGAAGCCGGGCGCGCAGATGCGGTCCCACCACCAGCGGTCCTCGTCGCCATAGAAGGCGGCGTACCAGACGGACGGGATGGGGCCGAGGGCGGGTTCTTCGTCAGTCATCGGCCACGCATCTGGAGTTTGGGGCGGGCGCCTCGGTCATAGATGCGCGCGGTCTGCAAGGTCTTCACCGGCTTGGCGCGCTCGCCGCCGAACAGCATGTCGGTGCCTTCGCCCATACCCAACATGAGGTACTGGCCCGCTTCCACGATGTGCGACCACTGGTTCTTGATGATGGAGTCGGACTTGTAGATGCCGGTCGCGGACTGCACGTCCTTGAACTGGTAGCCGCCGCCCATGCCGTTGATGAACATCCGGCAACTGGGGTCGACACACAGGGCCTGGCGCCCGTCGATCTGACGGCGCAGCACGCCCTCGACCAGATCCTTGCGCCCCATGGGCCCGGCCATGCGGTTGGCGCCCGGGGCCTTCTGGATCATCAGGCCGTTCTTGCGGAAAATCTGGAACGCCGTCGTCGCGTCGGTCTGCACGCGGATGTCGCCGCCGGGGTCTCCGTACAGTTTCATCTTCTGCGGATTCAGTTGCGGGAACTTGCGCATGAGCTCGGACTTGACGAGCGGCGCGAAGGTGTCGGACCCGATGTCCTCGGCGTACATCTCGGCCAGCACGTAGATGCGCCCGCCCAGGTACTGCCCGAACAGCGCGGCCGGCGTGATGCCGAAGTCGAAGCCGCCGTACAGATCGAGGTCGGGGTTGAAGGCCAGCGGGGTGCGGCTGACATGGCGGTCGGCGGAGAAGGTCGGGTAGACCGCCCTGCCCTTCATGATCGCCGCCGGCTTGTTCAGCAGGTTGGCGTCGATCCAGGGCTTGGATGCGCCGTTGATCTTCTTGGCGTAGTAGTCGCCGGCACTGCCTAGCCAGCGCAGGTTCTCCGCCTGCGGGTTGACCTGGTAGTCGGTGATCTCGTCGCGGTCGTTCAGCACCTCGATCAGCGCGGGCGGTTGCTGGAACAGGCGCCACGTCTCCGGCCGCTTGTGCCGGCGGATGTCATCGGCCGAGAAGTGGTCCGGCATGGGTGTCATGCCGAACATGATCGGCACCCAGTGCATGGCCTCCGGCGCGTTCATGTCAGCAATCACGCCCGACCAGGTGGAGCCGCCGCTTTTCTTGGACGGGTAGCGATCGGTACGCGACATCGCCTCGACGAACATCGAGAGCTGGATGTACTGGAGCTCGTTGAAGTAGACGCCCGTCACCTCCAGCGAACGGAGCTTTTTGACGTCATCCTCCTTCTCAAGGGCAAGGAAGATGAAGTCGGCTTCGATGTCGCCGTAGCGCATGTGGTAGGTGAACGGCGGCGACCACGACATCCATCCAAAGCCGTCGCCCTTGGGGCTGTCGGGGAAGGTCTCGAGGAACGCGGCGATGGTCGTGGTCTTGAGCTCGGGGTAGCTCTGGCGGACCACCAGCCAGCGGGACTTGCGCTTGCCGTCCGCCTGCACCGGCTGCTCGCTGCAGTGCATCAGCATCCGCATGATCAGGGTGCGCGTCTTGCCCGAGCCGATGGGCCCCTGGATAATCGCCACGTCGCCGGAGCGGTCCTGCAGGAAGCGGTTGAGCACATAGCCGTCGGCCTCGAACGTGATCGGTTCGGGGGCTGGGGCGTTGGCGTTTTGTCGGGTGGGCTTGCGGGCCATGTGCGCGCAGGAGGCGCTAGGGGGGGATTCCGCTCAACGCACGGCTAGGGAACAGCACTGACCTTGACGAAGATGATGGGGGCGCCGTTGCCGGTGACTTCGGTGAACCCGCCGGCCGTTACGTCCGGCCACGTCCCGAAGGTCTGCGCGAGAGACAGGTACAAGGCGACCCCGGTAGCCGTGCTGCTGACATTGGCAAGCGTCGCGCTGCCGATCATCTGGGCAATGGCGGGGGATGACGTCGAGGCGCCCGAGAAGGCGGTCGTGCCGTTGTCGACGTTGACCGCGGACCAGTAGTTCCCAGGCTGAATGGTGACGTCGGATCCCGTGATGTCGGCGGACACCACGGTCGCGGACGCGGTGGACATATTGCCCGTGGCGGCGAGGGCCGTGCCTGTCGGGTGCTTGGTCGTGGCGTGGCTGGCGTAAATCGCTATCTGGAAGTTGCCCGCCGCCGTGAGCGTGGTCACGCGCGCCGCAAGGTCGCTCAGTGTGATCGCTTCCCTGATCGAGAACGGAAGGAATCTGATGGAGCCGGCGCTGAGGGCGGAAGTTGCCGAGACGGCTCCGGTGTCATGTACGGGATACCAGCGGCCCGCCACATAGCCGGGATGACGCAGGCCCGCCTGCGCGAAGGTCCGCAGTTGAGCGGCCGTCGCCTTGGCTGTCGGGTTGGCCCCTTGAACGATGGGGAAGATGTCAGTCGCGCCAATGGCGTTCGCGGCCGTCAGGGCGGAGGTCTTGGTGTCGGCCATTATTCAAGCAGCAGCTTGTCGCCGCTCTCCAGCAAGAGGTAGTCGCCGTTTTCGAGGAGCAGGGCCGATCCGCTGGCAGCCGGCGCCGTGCTTGCGAGGCCAATGGTCGGGCCGATGATCACCGACTGGATGACCGACTGGATCGGCATCTAGTGCCCCAGTCGGTACGTCACGGTGCCGGAGGTGTAGGCCGTGCAGTTGAGGCGATAACGGACGCCGGGCTCCGGCTCCTTGACGCTGAAGGACGCATTGGCCGTGAAGCTGGCGTCGGTCAGGTCCGGCTTGCTGACCACGATCCAGGTCGAGGCGTTGTCGAAGGACCGTTCCAGCTTGACGGTCCCGACCCAGGTGCCGGACAGGCTGACGTTGAACTCGCCAGACAGGGCCGACGGCGCAACGAAGGTCGCGGACTGGCCGGTCGCGGTGAAGGTTCCAGTTACGGCGGTCAAGGCGAGCTCCAGATTGGAGCCGGAAGGTCGCGCGGGTGGGGGTGGGGCTCAACGCACAGGGGGGAGTCGGAATCCGATGCGGCGCTGCTTGACCTTCACCGGCTTGGCCAGTGCGATGGCTCCGGCCTTGCTCACGCTGCGGGCGAACCACAGGCGCGGCTCGGGTTCGTCGGCGTCGCGCAGGTCATGCACGGCGCCCTGGCCGCCGTAGTAGGGGAAGTCGTCTTCCATCACCCCTCCTCATCATCATACTCAGTCGGCAACGCCGGCTCCGGCCGCAGGTCATGCTCGTCCGGCGGAAGTCCGAAGGTGTGGCGGAAGGCGCGCCTGTGTTGGCGGCGTGCGCGCTCGTAGGCGGCCTGCTTGCGTTTGTAGGGGAGGGGTTTCATGCGGCGAGCCGTTCAATCATGGCCAAGCTGCAGGTATGCCGCTCAACCTCCCCGTCCTCCCGGTGGTACGTCACCGCCTCCATCGACCGCTTGGACCGGAAGCCGGCCCCGTTCGACCATGCGTCCGGCGCGGCCAGGGTGCGGGTGTACTCGACGGTGCAGCCCACGTAGTCCTTGATGTCCTTGTGGTGGACGTGGCCGACAAAAAACACCGCATGCTCGGCGGCGCCCCACAGGGCCCGCACATCGTTCGCCATGATCAGCGGCAGGTCTTTGCCCTTGGCGCCGTCGCCATGGCAGGTGCCGATCAGCACCTTCCCGAAGGCGAAGTACCAGTACGGGTTCGGACTGGTCACGACTTCCACACGCGGCTCGTTCTCGTACATGGCCTCGAACAGCAGGGCCAGCAGCAGGGCGGTCTCCGGGTCGTGGTTGCCCGGGTCGATGCGGAGGATGACCTTCTCGTGCTTGGTCAGCATGAGGGCGATCTGGCGGCGCTTCACCCGCGCTGCGACCCGCACGACTTCGGCATGCCGGCCGTCGACGTCCAGCTCGTGGCCCGAGCGCGGGGTCCGGTTCTTGCTGTTGTCGGCGTGGGTCGAGTCGCCCTTGTCGTTGAAGATGGCGATGGCAGAGGGCGGCGTACTCGCCACGAGCCTTTCGACCGCAGCGAGCTGGACCCGCTCGAATTCCTTGAGGTCGAAGTGGTGGCCGGTCTCGTCCTTCCAGGAGCGCAGTCCGGCATGGGGGTCGCCTTGGGGATAGACGGTCAGGAGATCGTGGTCGGCCCACACCGGGGGCTCAAGCGGCGCCACGCGCGGGATCTCGCCCGACAGGCCATCGGCATAGGCGCGCAGCATCTCGTCGCGCTTGTCCTGGTCGACGGCGGTCTCT